TTAAATAATCACTGCGGCGCCCAGAGTGGCCCCGGCGCCGATCCCCGCGCCAATGCCGCCCATGTTTGAGGCGCTCGTCGCGGCATCCTGCTGTGCAATATTTCCGTAGATATTTCCAGCTACAGACTGGCCCTGCATGGCGCCTGAATAGCCGTTCTGCATGATCCCCACGCCACTTTGCCCCGCTGCCAAACCCGAGTTGCTCGCATTCAAGGCACCGGCTCCTGCCTGCGCTGCAATGCCGGACTGGGTCGCCTGGTTCGACACCACTCCTCGCCCCAATCCGGCAGCATCCATACGGCGTGCCCACCCCTGCTGCTGGACGTTTTGGCGGGCAGTGTTTGCTGCTTGGGCTTGAGCCAGCGCAGCAGCAGTGCTGCCCTGCTGCTTCATGGCTGCAAAGCGGCCGTCATTTGGATTGACGCCCATGCTCTTAAGGTCGGAATCCTGGGCGGCCTGTGCAGCCGTGTATTGGGCCTGGACATCCGTGACGGCTTTAGCCGCTTCGGAGTTTTGCCGGTCGACCGTGTCGTAGTTGTTTGCCTCGTCAACAATTCGGTCTTCGGTAGGCTGGAAGCGTGTTTTATATCGCTCGTACTGCTCCTTGCTCATGTCCGATGCTTGCTGCATCTGGTTCATTTGCAGATCGGAAATTTGGTTTGCCCGCTCTTGAGCAGCCTGGCGATCAGGCGCAGTTTCCTTATAGATTTCTTTTGCCCATTCGAGCTGCTCTTTCGAGAGTTGGGCGCTCATCAGTGCAGCCTGCTGCTGTCCTGAGGTGTCTGGTGTACTAGCCATTGGTGGATCCTTGGTGTCTGGTTGGAGTAAGGGAGGCTTCGCCTGAATAGTTCGCCTTGCGGTACAAATCGGCGACCTTTTGATAGCCCAGGAACTTGGCCAGGCGGCCAGCCTTGTTCACGTCGTATGACTGCAAGGTGCATGCACGGGCCCCAAGGCCGAACATCACAGCCTCTGCGTAGCGGCAAAGGCCGACTGCGAGCAGCGAATTACGAACCTCCGGTTCCAGGTACAACATGTCATCAGTCACCGTAAGGGTGCCGTTGTTCAGGCTGCGAGTGAAATACAACCAAAGGCTCGCCGCCAAGCGCCCATCCGGCCAGCGTGCAACGAAGATGACATATCGGCCCAGCCTCTCAAGCTCCCGGATCCTCTCCCAGCACACGTCCACCGGCTCGCCTGGGTGAACCTCTGAGAGACCGTTGAGGCGATGCGCCTCCAAGGCAGAAAATTCCGAATCAAGCCATACGGGTTGGAGGGTGAACGCATCAGCGTGCCATCCCGGTGCGATGCTTTCCAGGTCGAGCGAATGCCCGCCCGTCACTGCGCGAGCAATTGCTTTGGCATCGTCCAAGGTCAGGACTTGACCCACGCGTTTGGCAAGCTCTATCGATAGTCCGTCCAAGGAGGCCTCCTTTTGAGCCTCAATACCTACTTGAACTTTTCCGCATGTCAAGTACCTTCAGTTTAGGAGCCTGCTCAAGAAGAGAGCTGCAGATCCGGTTTTCCTATCCATCGTTGAAATTGCGATCAGCGGGTGTTGTTTAGAATAATTAACAATGTTCCCCTCCTGCAGATATCTTTTTGTGTTACAAATAGATTCCCAAATTTAATCCTCAATATAATATATAACAACACATTATCAAACGTATTAACCAAAGGTCTCATAGTGCTTAAGAAAATTGCCGCATTCTGTGTTCTCACCGCAAGTCTTACAACCTACGCTGCTCCAACGCTTGTAAATGGCTCACTCAGTACTAGCCTCCCTAACAGCGAATGGCACAGAAATGCTCCAGATTCTTGGCAAGCAACTGGCAATTATCCGGAGAGTAAAACCCCTGACATAAATGATGTGGGTTTTACCACGGGTCTAGACGATTCGATAACTAACTTTAAGACTATAGCTCCATCATCACGTTCTGACGATGGGGGAACATTTGTTGGCATTGCTTCCGGTCCATTGCCACCGCAGGGAGGACCAGAAGTCCCAGAAGTACTTTATGAAGGAATTGGTCAGAATGTTTCTGGCTTTGAGATCGGAAAACTTTATAAAGTCAGCTGGGAACTTGCGAATTTCGGAATTGACAGTCAAACCGGCAATGCGGCTAACGTTATAAATGGAGATGCGGGTGTATCTATTTATGTCGATGGAGTCCTTGCTGGAAGCGGAAGCGCTCGAACAGTTCAAAGCGGCTGGGAAAAACAGAGCATATCATTTAAAGCTAGTGCTAACAGCCACTTTATTGAGCTTCGACCATTCAACTGGAACACTGCTTCATCGATGTCTTACACTCTAGTCGACGGTGTAGCTGTTAACGCCGCTCAAACAGAGATTACTACTGCAACCCCAGTCCCGGGACTCGACACTCTCGGTTTATTAATGTTGGCTAGTGCAATCGGCATTGCTGGAATATCCGTATCGAGAAGAGACAAGTCTCAAGGATAAGAGCCAGTCAATTAGCGCCCTACTTATTGCTATCTCTGCATGTTCACATAGACGCTTTATTTTGGCAAGATATCACGGTCTGAGTTTCTCAGCGATTTAGCAATTGCGCAGCAGGTATGTGTGGCCAAACGACATTAAAAGTTGGCTCATTTAATGTGATATCGCGCAGCGCCTGCCGGTAGTCCCGCCATTCCTTGGGCAGCGGCACGCCAGCCTCGTAGGCTTTCATGACCTCCCGGTCCGAGGCTGCGAGCAGCTCGTCGCGCTTGGCGCGCACCTGGGCCCAAGCTTCTTCATCGGTGAGTGGCGTCTCATCCCATTGAGCGGTGTGAATGTTCCAGCGGTGCCGCGCCGATGGGCACTGCGGGATGGGCCAGCCTGGCGGGTATCCCGCCTCCACAATGCTTCCCTCGGGATAGACCGCGCCGCCCGCACTTCCGAATCCCAGAAGATAGGTCCCGTCGTGGGCGTAGTTGACTGTGCTGCTCATCGTTTGGAGCCTATCGCAAAAAGCATGGCATCGTTAATCGAGCTGGGGGTGTCCCCCTTGAAACGCAGCGTCACGATGTTGTTGGATCCCGCGCTGGCATAGAACGCATAGGCATGCGAGACCGAGATATAGCCCGTGTCCACTTCATAGCCCGCAACGGATGCGCCATTCACCAGCAGGTTGGTGCCCACCTTCCTGAACCCTGAGCCATAGGTGATGACGGCAGTAGCATGCACATAGACCCACCCGGCCTGGTCCATGACAACGTTCAGCGACACCACGTCTGTCCAGTTAGAAAAGCCTGTGCCGGACTTGCCAGAAGGGTTCGAGGCAAACACAGGGACCGTAACGGCGTTGCCCTGGATGGTCAGCGTGCTCACAGCGGCATTGCCAATGTAGGCGTTCCCAATGGCAGCGTTCTCCATGAAGACGCCGATATTGCCGCTGCCGATCTTGGACAGCTTATTGACAAAATCTGTCGCCTTCATCTGGCTGCCGTCAGGTAGCCGGACATCGCTGTCCACCCAGTTCACCTGAATGTTGTTTTTCTTCCCGAGCGCTCCCAGGTTGGATAACCAGGCGACATCCATCTTTGCACCCGCTCCCAGAATCACATTCCCGGTAGCGTCACGGATGGTCAGATTCCGGGTATCGATCTTCTCGGCGGCCAGCGATCCGTTGACCACCATATCGCCATTGATGATGACGCCCGGGTTTGCCCAGGAAGAGCCGTTCCACATCCTGGCTTCGGAGTAGCTGGAGCCGTTGGAGATCATCACCTGATCGCCAATCACCAGGTGGTTGTTGTTTGCCGCGCTGCCGCCGTTGCCCAGCTGCTGCCAGACCGCATTTCGCGCTGTGGTGTCGCTCCAGAAGCTGCCGGACACGCCGATATTCACCGAACCGCGCAACCCTTGAATCAGCGTCTTGCCACCGGTGTCCACCCGCATGCTGCCTTTGATGTACACGCTGGTGTTCATGTAGATGCCATTGGCATCCACACCGAATGGCACCATGCTGAGCGCCGGCGTGTTGGTCATGCCGCCGTTGTAGGTCGGCGACACGACGGCAAACTTGTCGGCAGAGATGATGAAAGCACTGGAGGTTTTGCCGTTGACCTCCTCAGCCGCGAGACCATAACCCGCCAGCGCCCCGCCCGCCTGCACCTTCATCGTGTACTGCGCCCGCAATCCGGTTACCCGATCGGCGGTCACCGTCATCTGCTCTTCCAGGCTCGCACGGCCAGGCGAGCCATCCTGGTAGTAGTTCCCGAGCGATGCCTGCAGCTGTTTGATGTAGCCGGCCTGGGCAAAATTCGTCTCCGCGATCACCCATTTGGTTTCCCGGATGCCGGCGGCATTTCCATCTTGTGCCGCAAATAACTCGTCCACCTGATAGGCCAGCTTGCGGTAGCGGTCCTCGATCAGCTTCTTGACCTGGGTGATCTTGGTGCCCTGCTCCAGCGCAGCCTCTGCCACACTCTTGCTCACGATGTCGCGGATCTCGGCCGGCAGGTCATCGAAGCGGGTTGGGTCGTCCAGGCTCTTGAGCAGGTCCTTGAAGAGCTTGGTTTTCTTGATTTCCTCAATGAACTTGTCGACCGCCAGCGGAATCGAGCCGGCCTTGCCCAGGTCGAGCACCACCTCATTGTCCTTGGCCTCCTTGGGCTGCTGCAGGGCGGCAAAGGCCTCTTGCATGCCTTGGATGTCGCGCACCGTGACTGCACGGTCCCAGGGATTGCCCCGGGCGCCGTTGCGCACTTCCAGGTGCTCCTTGAACAGGGCCAGCGCTTCGTCGGTGGCCGCATTGCCCGTGGGCGCGAACACCAGGGCCGGCAGCTTGACTGCACCGGTATCGGGTGTGCTCAGGAACTCATCAGACATTGCGCAGCTCCTCGGTCGTGCCTGCCATCACCACGCTCGCTACACGCGACTCCCCTTCGATTTCCAGGACGTGCTCACGCCAGCGGCCGGGCGGCATGCGCTTGGGCTCCACGCTGCTCAGCTGCTTGGTGTGGCGCAGCTGGCCTTCTCCCAGCCAGCGAATAGTGGCAGGCGCTGCGGGGCTTTGCTCGCCCTCCACCTGGACCCAGGCCAGCGGCGCCTGCGCGGCCAGCAGCATGATGCCCGTCTTGTAGCGCCCCGTGCGGCGCCCTTGCGAAAACAGCTTCATGACCGCACCGGCCTGTGCCACGTAGACAGCATCGGTGATGTAGTCCTTGTGCACGGGCCCGCGCGGCAGGTCGACAGTGCCCAAGCGCATGGCCTTGAAGTCGAGCGCAAAGGTGCCGCCGTCGCACCAGAAGTAGTAAACGCTATCCTGGCAGATCGCCACAATGCTTGAAGGATTCAGCCTTTGCCAGTCTTCGCGTGCCCACAGTGCTTCGCTGATGACCTGCACGCCGGAAGCGTTGGCCAGGCACAAACCGTCAGGCGATGCATAGAGCACGCCGCCACCGTCGGCCGACACAATCGAGTCGGCGCTGACGCAGGCCTGCTCCTGGGAGAGCTTTACCGAAGTCATCGAGCCCGAGCTGGAGCCGCTGATGATGTAGGGGTGAGCCCGGGTGCCCACGAACAAGGATTGCCCGAAGACGCCCAGCCCCACGATAGGCGTGTCGGTGGTGATTTGGAATTCCACGGGCCAGGCAAACGGCCGGTATGGCACGCAGAACGCCACGAAGTTGTCGAGGAAAGCCGCCACAATGCCGTTGGGCATGGCCACGCCATCGCGCAGGTATGGATCCTCACCCTTCGGCGGCTTGATGGTCGCGGCGCTTTTGGGATCGCGGCGCAGTGGCGGCTCTGCCCAGGTCATGGATGGGCACTGCTGGCCCAGCATGGAGCTGGGCACCTTGTCCACGAACAGGCCTTGCGTGATTACCACCTCATCGACAAGGCGCCATGAGGCCGCCACATTGCCAGTGGCCGACCGGTACACGCACCAGGTCAAGATGTTGCGCCCGGCGGGCACCGGCGGCCGCTGCACATTGACTGTGTCGTTTTGGTCGACCTGCAGCACATCGGTAACCTCGCTCGGGGCGGATTCTTCACCCCGATCGGTCTTGAAGGTCACCAGGTAAAAGCGGTCCTCGATGATGCGGTCCGGATCCACGTCGAGCAGCCCGTTAGGATCATCCTTCTTCGACAGCGACTTTCCGGAGGCCCAGTCCTGAATATAGGTTTGCAGGTTGTTCATCCGCTTGAGGTACTCGGCCTCAATCACAGTACTGGTCAGGCGGGTCGCCTCTTTCTGGCACTCCTGAATCACGGCCACCGAATCGGTATTTTGGGTGGCGCTGCCGGTTTTCTGGTCCTCCCAGGCCCGCAAATCTTTGCGGTACTGCGCCATGGCGGCATCGTAGGCAATCCACTCGGGCGCCCGAGTCATAGACATGGTCTCGCCTGAATAGTCGGGCACGAACTCAGGCACCGTGGGCTTGGTCGGCTCAGTCGGGCGCGCCGCCGCCGCAGAGGCCCGCACGGCCTCATCGATGGCCTTCTTGAACTTGCGCACCACCACGTCCATCTGGTCGCGGTAGCTCTTGATGCTGGTGTCGGCGGGATCCAGGAATTTGCCGAACTCTTGGACCAAGGTGGTGATCTGGGCATCGCTGAAAACCTGGGTGCCGTCCTTGGGGCTCTCGATCTTGCGCAGCTCGGCGGCCAGCACCGTGGTGTCCAGCTCACCCCAGAATGGCAGGCACATCAGGCGAATCACCCAGTTGGCGCCGGATTGAAACCCGCTGGTGCCCGTGACGTTGAGGCCCTTGTCTTTGGCATCGGCCAGCGTCATGGTCAGCTCGCCAAACCACTGCTCTGTGGTGGACTGCGTGAGGCCAAACATTTCATAGGCGCCGGCCCGGGGCTTGCCGGCCGTGATCCGCCCAGTCACCTGGTTGACCGGCTTCGTGGCCGTCTGGATGGCCTTCACCACCGCAGGCACCATGGTGCCGGACAGCCAGGTGCGGGCATCCTCCGCAGTGAACTGGCTGGTTTCGTTCAGCTTCACCGCTGGCTTAGCGGGCGCGGGCACCCCCAGCAGCCGGAAATCACCGGCCACCGTGGTCATCTGCGGCGCTTGCTTGCCGTCACGCGAGAAAACCACCGTGCGCTCGGTGGCGTCATCGTTGATCTGGCCGCGCACGTAGCGCCGGGCTTCAGGGGAGGTAATCCAGCCGGTGCTGTCGCCTTGCTGGATGACGCCATTGGCGTCACGCATCATGCGGTACAGGCTTTGCACCCCCGCCGGGCATGTGGCCACCTGGGAATCGCCCAGCAGTGGCCGGAAGTCTGCAGAGGTCTGCAGCAGGTTGTGGCTGACCTGCGCACCGGCGCCACCCATGCCGCGCGCGGTAGCCCGGGGCACCAGGCCGGGGAAGCTGCCAACCTTTAAAACTGCCATCAATCAGTCCTTCTCAGATCCGTTCAATTCCCGCTCGATGCGGATTTGTCGCTGCTGGGCTGCGACTTCAGCGTCTCGCCTTTCAAGATCGCCTTGGAGTCGGCCGACCACGACGAGCCCGCCGTCGACCACGCCGATCCCTCGCTCAAGCTGGCCTTCGAGGGTGACGAGTCGATTTGCGAGATCGTCACGGGCCGTGGACTCGGCTTTGGCCCAGGCCCGGGTAGTGGCCTCCCGTCTGGCGGAGTCGTCGCGCAGCCGCCGATACTCATCAGCACGCCGATCAGCGTCATCAGCTCGCCGAGCTTCTGACCCAGCCAGCTTTTTGAGGTCGGCGATAAATTGGGCTTCGTTGGTGTTTGAGGCTGTGGCATGCTGCTGCTCCTTCTGGCGGTCTGTCTGCTCTTTTTCGCGCGTGGCGAGTTGGTCGGCCACTGCCTGGTCGCTGCGGTCCTGCTTGAGGGTTGCGATGGTTGTGCCCAGCCGCCAGGCCTGCACCTGCCAGCCTGCTGCTGCACCAGCGGCCAGGCCGGCCAGCAGCACGGCCGCGTAGCTCCAAAGGCGAATGGGCGCCGTCACCTGGTCGACTATCACGCTGGCACCCTCCACACCGCGCATAGCTCGGCATTGGAATCACCGCGCGTCTGCAGGCCGGGCAGCACGGTAAGCACGCCCTTGACAGTACCCTTGTTCCATCGAGGGTTCTCCGAGCAGGATCCCAGCAGGTCCCCTGCATTGGCCTTGGCCCGCATGGTGCTGGTCCTGAACGACGATATGGGCTTGTTCCAGCCAAAATCTATGAAGGTGGCCTGCACAAACGGGTCGTAGCTTGCCCAGTAGCGCAACAGCGGCGCAACAGCGGCCTCGGTCATGAGGTAGCGCGCGCGCTCCAGCTGGTAGCAATCCTGGGGCGAGTAGTACTTGCCCGGCACGACACCGGCACCAGTGACGCCGTTGCACACCGTCAGGGGCTCGCCACGGCCGGCCTTGTCGACATATGGACGGCCAATATGCCGGTTGCTGGACTCGTAGTAGTTGCCCATGACCATGGCGATCTTGACGGCCATGGAGGTCGTCTCGTCGGCCGCCACGGCCTTGACATACGCATTGCTGTTAGCTTCCTTTATGGCCGCCTCGTTCCCGAGGTAGGCACCGCCGGCGCCCATCAGCAGCATCAGGGCCACAACACTGCTCTGCAGCAGCTTTGGGACTTTGGAATCACTCATTGGCCAGCGCTCCGAAGTCGGTGGTGCCCGTCCGGATCATGCTGCCCAGCTTGCGCCAGTTGGATCCGTAGCGTATAACCATGGTCTCCTCGCCGTAGCGCTCGATCATGGACATTTCCCAGCTGATCTGGTCCCGGCGCGCGCGAACACTCGCCCGGGCGTCCTCTTTTCGCTTGTAGAACCGGTTGAGCAGATAGCCGGCCAGTGCCACACCGACACCCAGGGCACCGAATACAAGGTCAGAACTCAGTGCACCAAAAAATGTCATAGCGCCTGCCGACCCGTAGGTCATAGATTTGCCGATCCACTGGCCCCAGGTGCTGATGGTGGATTCAGCGGCTTCTTTGAAAATTTCAGACATTTATTCGACCGCCGTGATGGTGATGCCCGCGAAATCCATGTGGGCCTCGGGTGGCAGGTTGCTATTGATCAGTTCGCGAGTGACCTCCCAGCGCTTGCTGTCGTTCATGGCGGCCACGAACTGCGCGCTGCCGTCAACAAACTTGATGTCGATGTGACGCATCAATCCGTCTGTGCTGCGCATGGGCATGGCGAATTCCTCGCCAAAGCCGGACACGCGCTGGCCCTGCCACTGCAATTCCACATCAATGGTCACAGCAGAGCCCACTGGCAGTTTCATGGTGCGGAAGTCGGGTGCAATCACGGCGCGCGCGGCGTTGGCCTCGTCGACTGTGATGCCGGTAATGACGACAGCCGGCAGCTCAACCGTGACCACAGGAGAAGACATTTCACGAATGATTAATCCGCCGATTTGATACTCGATCATCACTCAGACCCCCTTACGATGTAAGCCAACGCTCCCACTGTCGCTGACGTTGTCGCTGGCGTGTAGTAAACCTGAAGCGAGCGCTTGAACTCAATCCCCGCTGCCGGCACTGCGTAGTAGGCTGGGACAAAAGTAGACCCAGGGGTGGTGCCGCTAAATGCCCCCACAAATACAGCAACTTCTTGATTATTTGGAGCTACTGAATCATTGAACAAAGTGCGCCCATCAGCATAGATTTCAACTTGCCCGCCATTTGTCGAAGCCTTCGTCAAACCCAAGAACTGAACCGCGCCGCGTCCAGAAATATTGAGCAAGTTTCCTCGTGTACCCACCGCGAGATTGATTGCCACCTTGGTTGCCCCATTGGCAAAGCTCCCTGCAGCAGCAGTCCCATTTGCAAATACCGTGGCCGATAGTGCAGTTACTCGGCGATAGCTCACAGCCAAGTAGTTTGTGAGGTCGTTCGCAGGGTCTGTAGCACCGGAACCGCTTGCCGTAAGGCGTCGATAAACCTCGCCATCGAGTGGCGAGACAACCATGGCCCCTTGTGGAACAGAAACACCCGATACCCACAAGTTGGGACCGCCGCGAGCATTCGACACGGCCGTGTTTGTGTTGTTGTTGATGCTGGTGACGGAATTTGTCAGCTGCGTTGCGAGAGCTCGCACCGCGTTCATGATTGCAGTGAGTAGGGCTGTCATGCTTGTACCTCGGTAGAAGTGGATCCGGTAACGCGCCCGCTGCTATAAGTCATGGTCTCAACGCGTGTAAGCCCACGGTAGACCGTTGTTACGGTGTTGACTGTGTCGTCGCCGTTGTAGGAGAGCGTGGTCACTTTGTTCGCACCATCAATCACCTCTGTGACGGTCGAGACGCGGCCACTGCCGTCATAGGTCATGACGGACGATGCTGAGCCGTGAACTTCATTGATGCCATATCCAGACAGCGTGCTGGGCGTGCCCGTCAGCGAATCAAACGCCTTATCAGCGGCACGCGCTGCATCCTCAGCCGTGAAACGGTTTGCGATCACAGTGCCTACCAGCCATGCCCTGGCCGTGGTGCCTTCCTGGCCACGCAGGACATTGGTCATCTGGTCGCTGCCCGAGGCATGCGATCGCACTGCTACGATTTCAAGACCGCTTGCGTCCTGCAGCACCAGGCGGAACCAGTCCCCACCAGATCCCAGCTGCCCAGTACCTACATTCGCCACGGGCAAAGCTGCACCGCCAGCGGCCAGATTGATGGTCGTCGCTCCAGCAGCAAGATCGCTCAGCAGCTCAAAGCGCCCAGCGTTGATAAATTTCTGAGCCATCAGGAGTCCTTCACCTTGAAAATCAGCTCGTACTCGTCCTGACGGCCAAACTGGGTAGTCGCCCGCACGGTCACCTTGTAGCGTTGGCCATCGGTGCCACCTGACACCCACAGCTTGACCCGGTCGGCGGTAAATTCCACCTTGTCCACCACCAAAGAGGCATCAAGCGGATCCGTCAGGCAGGTGGCCGTAGCAGTCACCTCGTCCAGGATGTCTCCACCGTTGAGCCAATCTTGGAAAGACTGGTCGAAGTCCTTCCGCTCCCATGGCTGTTTTTCGTATCGTTCAAGAATCATGTCGACACCGCCTCTCTCGGCTCCGCAGGGCGGCTTGTTGCTCGGTTCTCAAAGGGCCGGCTCACCAGCGCGTAGCCTTGCGGCATCTGATTGAGACGGTTGGTGCCGCGTTCTGCTTGGGCATCAATGCGAATGGCGGCTACACCCTGGGCATTCCTGACAGACTGGCCATAAGCGCGGCAATCGACACTCAGTCGACCTGCAGCAGCTCGGTTTGCCAAGGCACTGGAGTAAGCCAAGGACAGGGCCTGCCAAAACCCGCTTGCTGTGCCGGGCATAAATATGTAGCTGCCACCTGTCGCCAAGCTCTGGAGCTCCACCTGGGCCGCTCCTGCTGCCTGGGCACCTGAGACGCCCACTGCAGCCGACTGCAGCTGCATGCGTGCCATGCCATCAGTCCCAGCCATTGCACTGGCATACGCGCGTGCAATCACCCTCATGTCTGCTTGCGCCAGGCCATTGAAGACGCCTTGTACTTTTGCGGCAGTGGCTATTGCCAGGCTGGCAATGCTGACGGCGTAGACCGCCATGGATCCCTCACAGGCAGCAGAGATTCGCAGGTCAGCTGAGCCGAATGTGTGCGCGAGTACTGAACTGACCGAGACAGCCTCCAGAGCAAGACGCGCAAAGGCGTCAGAGTCCAGTGTGCCGTCAGCTACAGCCATGAACGCAATGACCGCAGTGGCAGTCGCCTCCATGGCATATCCACCAATGGCACTGGGCGCGATTCGCAGCAAACTCGAACCGGTAGCCAGCGTTACTGCAGAGAGCCCTGCATCAGCCAACACCTGCCACTCACCCCGCCCATCGGTGTTGTTGACTGCTTGAGGAGCAGGATTGCTTACTTGGCCCATGCTGGCCGATCCCACCACATTTGCCACCGTCTGCCCACGGGCTCCGGCCAGCACGCGCACATCCGCCCCGCCAACTGCATCAGCGTGGTAGCGTGGGTCGCGGGCCAGGTCTGCCGCGCCAAATTCGGACGCGGCAAGCTCAGCCAGAGGGAAAGCAGACAGCATGACGGCTTAGCTCGTCACCAGCGTCAGCGTCGTGGTGGTGCGGATGCGCGGCACCACACCGAGCTTGCACTCGATGGTGGGGGTGATGGTCATGCGTACCAGCACCTTGCCCGAGCCAGCTGCGGCGATGCCAACACACAGATGGGACGCTGTCTGGTTGGTGCCGCCGGTCATTTCTGGGAACTCGGACGTATTGGTGGGGTTCACCACGTTGCCGGTCACGGTCCAGCCACTGGGGCCGCGCACCAACGCGATGCGGGAATAGCCCGTGTAGTTCACCTCGCTGGTCGTCTGCGTGCCGGCCGCCAAGGGGTCGGCCGTGTGCAGGGACAGATACAGGTTGGTCAGCGCGCCGCTGGCCGCATTGTCGGCAAGGCCAGCGATGGCCAGGCCTTGAAAAATCAGCTTTGCCAGGTCATTGGCGAATACAGCTCCGAGCATTGGAATCTCCTTTGGTTAACGGGTGCTGGCACTGATGTCGGCCTTGTTGCCAACACCGGTGCCATTGGGGGAAGAAACGACGGAGGCGCGGATGTCACCCGTCAAGGTGGAAGCGAAGGCGCTGTAGGCCAGTTGCATGATCTGGGCGTTGCCGGCGTATTCAGCATCCTTGGCGTATGCCTTCCAAATGCCGCCCTTCAGCAGCGCAGATTCGTACACATCGGCCAGGTCAATGGCGCCGGTGCCATCAGCGGCGATGCGCTGGGGATAGGCCACCACCACCAGGTCGAGACTGGCCTTAACGCCATCGGCAGGCGGCCACACAAAGAAGTGGGTGGGATCGCGCAGGTCGTATATGTAGTGCCGGATGCGCTCACGGCCTGGGGATGTCATCCAGCCAGGCGCTGACACATCAAGCTCGCGGCGGCTTTCCACCAGCGAAATGGGGCCTCCACCCGTGTTGCCGATGGCTTCCACCAGCCGAAAGCAGCCCTCAGGCAGGACTTGGCGCGGGCCGGCCTGCAGCTTGTGCTCCACCGTGCGCGCGAACAGGTCATGCCGCTGAATGGCCACCTCATCGGCGGCCTGGTTCAGTGCGTCAGCAAGCTCAGACAGGGACCAACGGTCCATATCCACGTCCTGCAGCTCCCCGCGAAGCTTCTGGATCAGGGTTGCGCCGTCGAGTGCCATCAGAACGCCACCCCCACAGCGCGTGGTCGTGCGGACGAATTGCCGCGCCAGGTCTTGATCTTGATGCGCTCGCACTCGTCATCGAACCACTGGCCCATGGCCGCATCGCTGTTGATGCGTGCGACCGCTCCACGGGCAATCACCTCGGCATAGGAGGCAAAAAGCTCGTCCTCGATGCCGTAGGCCTTGTTGGAGGGCATCACGCTCACCCGCAGCACCAGGGTGCGATTGGCGCCCACTGGCCGGCTCAGCTCGACAGTCTTGCGCTCCGGCGTGAACACATACAGGCTATTCTTGGCGCCGCCGGCGCGCCACACCTCCAGCTCGTCACCATCCAAGGTGGCAGATTCGAGTCGGACCAGGTCAGCAGCGCCTGGGAAGTCGATGTCATAGGAAAGCTCGCTACCGCTGGTGCGCACGGGGTCCAGGTCGACACACCAGGCGCGAGTGGCACGGCAGAAAGCCTGCGCGCTGCGCAGCAGCTGGTGATCGACCATTGGCTCTGCACGGCCTGGGCTGATCCAAGGCATCACATCAGGGTAGAGAGCTTCCCACGGGGTCATCAGGCAGCCTTCTTGCGGCCGGCCGCAGGCTTGGAGGTATCGGCCTCGGTTTGAGCCTTCTGGGCGGCAGCAGCTTCAGCAGCAGCCTTGGCCTCATCAGCCTTGGCTTTCTCGGCTTCAGCCGCCTTTTCCTTGGCCGCAGCATCGGCTGCATCTGCCTCGGCCTGAGCGCGGGCCTTGGCTTCGGCAGCTTCCTTCGCCTGAGCGTCAGCCTGGGCCTGGGCTTGCGCTTCAGCATCCAGGTCCTTCAGCAGCACATACGCTTCCTTGATCTGCAGCAAGCGAGCAGCCACGGGCCCATCCTCCACCTCGGCCACCATGCGGCCGCGCGCGTCGGGTTGGAACTGGATGACTTCGCCGAAGAGCTCAACCTCGATAGGGGCAGAGCGGCGGTGGGCGTGAATGAGCTTCATGGCACACTCCTTACAGGCTGGCCAGGCCTGCGATCACCACCAGGCGGTTGCCCGTGGCGCCGTCAGTGGCGGCAGCAGCCGTCACCTTCAGGCCCAGCTTGCGCGAGAGCTTGGCAGGCTGCACCAGGCCGCCACCGGTAGCCAGGCGTGCGGTCGTGCCGTTGACGCCGCCGCCGCACTTGAGGCCGGTGTCATAGGTCACAGCCAGGTCAGTGCCTGCAGCGTTGATTTCACCAATGGCAAATGCCAGGGTGGGCGTTGCGTTGGTGTCCAGGCCGGCGCCGGTCAGCTGCGCATCCACCAGGCGAACGCCTGGATCCAGCTCGTCCAGCTCGATGATGTCGCCGACGGCCAGGGGCTTGGTCAGCAGAGTCAAGATCACCGCCTGGGCCACAGCCGCAGTGGTGGGCGTCACGCCGCCACGGCGACGCGATGCGGTTTCGGATTTGATGAGAGACATGGGATTTCTCCAGAGGATGAGGAAAAGGCTGCCTAAGCAGCCCTCCGGGGTTGGCGCTTAGGCAGCGTTGGGGTCCACGCAGTACGTGTCCATGGCGAAGAGGCCAAAGTCACGCTGCACGCCACCGTCCTTGGACTTGTAGGTGGCCTTCTTGGCGCCGAGGATGGCGTGGGTGCCGATGGCAACGTAGTTGCCGTGGTCCTTCTTTTCCTCGGTCCACTGGTAGCGGGTGCCGGACTCGGTATCGCCGTAGGCAACCATCAGGCCCTGCGCACCCATGAACAGCGAGCGTGCCCACGGCAGATTGGCGCCGGCGCCCGCAGTCTTGTCGCGGATCACGTTGCGGTGCTTCTGCAGCACGACGTTGTTGTGCAGGCCCATGGCACCCGTAAAGATCGGGTTCTTGGAGCCTTGGGCAGCAGCTGCAGCCTTCTGGATGTCCAGCCACTTGCCTTCACCCGCTTCAGAGCGCAGACGGTCTGCCTGCCAGGTGTGCATCAGCGCGATGTAGTGCTCACCACCGTCGATTCGCACGGGCACCATGGACAGCTCGTCGGTGCCGTCGCCGCCCATGGTTTCAGCCTTGGACACGGCCTTGTCGATCAGGCGCAGGCTGAAGCCGTCAGCGGCGGTGATGGATGCCAGGCTGGTGGCCGAGCCGCCGTACATCTGGTGCATCGCATCAGGTGCGGTCAGCGGGTTGACATCGAACATCTTGGAGTTCGATTTCCACACAAAGCCTTCACCCGAGCCCAGCGTGCCCGAAGCATAGATGAACAGCATTTCATCCATCAGGCGAGCCCACCAGTCAGCGCTGGCCTGCTTGGCGTCAGAGCGCAAGTCACGCAGGGTGCGCTTTTTGGTCATGCGCGAACCGAGGTTAACGCCACCGCGCACCTGGTCGATGCGCAGACGGTCGGTGTAGTAGCGCAGTGGGGCCTCGTTGCCGTCCAGCGTGTCATCGCCGATGACGGGCTCCATGTTGATCGGCATCAGCAGATCAACCATCACCTCGTCACCTGCACCCGACTGCAGGTCGTCAATGCGCTGCACCGGGGTGCGGGACTTCTTGCCCTCACCGATGTAGCGCTGTGCCCAATAGCTGGTCTTGTTGATGGCCACGGCCATCAGCGTCGACCACTTCTTTACTGCTTGGGGGTCGTTGACCCCGACTAGAGTACGCATAGAAACGCTCCCCCAAATGGGATAAAAGCGCCTCTTGCGCGAACAATGAAAAGTTGTAGCAGTTAACCTAAGAGGACTTTTTCCGTTGTCAAGTCCTTTTTAGGTTTCGGCGTATCGATCACCACCTCCGCAGGCAGTTCAAGCCTCAGGCTGACTCGCCGGCCCGGGACCTGGATGGCCTCCAAGCGAATGCGTCCGTTGTCCAGTGTGATGCTGTCGCCCGGCTTCAGGGTGCGAACCAGTCTGGTCTTGAAATGTGAGGTCATTGGTTGGCCCAGCGCTCCTGTTGCTCGGGGGTCATGCGCGCTACGGCGCGTTCTTGGTCGGCGATTTCCATGCCTTCGAGGTGCGCGAATTCATCGTCGCCCACGTTGGCCTCGGCAGCTGCAGGCACGTTGGCCAGGGATGGTGGGATCTTCGAGCGGTCATCCACCTTGGGGCGCGGCTTTTGCGCCGGCGCTGCTGGCTTGCCGCTGGGCAGCGTGACGGTCTTGCCGTGGCGGGCCTGCAGCAGCACCATGGCGTCCTTGAGGCCTGCCTTGCTGGCTGCGATGTTGCCCGGTGCATCGGTCAGGCCGCGCTCGACGGCGTCCTGGGCGCACAGCGCGACCATGCGCTCGAATTCCTTTTTCAGATCACCCTGGCTGATGTCCAGGCCTGCGGCCTTGGCTGCCTTCTGGTACTGGGCCAGCTCGCTGTTGTAGTCATCGGTCATGCGCTCGAGCGCAATCTGGCCGCGCGTCTGGTCCACCGCTTCGGCGCGCACCAGGGCGTCCAGCTTGTCCTGGATGTTGTTCTCGATGGTCTCGAATTCCTCGGGCTCCATCAGGCCATCGAACACCTTGCGCTGGGCTTCTGCTCGCTCCTTGCGCAGCTGGGCACGCTGGTCCTTGATGTCATCTGGAGCAAGCGTCTTGGGCGTGGTGGCGGGTACAGGCTGTTCGTGCTCCTGCAGGTCCTGCTCTTGCTCCTGCTCATTGGTCTTGGCCTTGCCGTTGCCAGCGTCATCAGCAGCTGCGCCGCCGGCTGCAGCAGCACCAGCAGCAGCGTCCAGGTTCTGGTTTTCGTCGTCTGCGCCATCGTCATCGTCGTCGTTGGCCTGGTTGTTGACTTCGGTGCCGCCGTCGTCTGCCAGAAGCGCCTCGCGCTCTGCTTCGCTCAGGCCCTCCAGGTCATCGTCGGTGAGGCCGTGCAGATCGGGATCGTTGGATTTTTCAATGGTCATGATGAACTCCTATCAGGGTTGGGTGTGTGGAATGGTGGGGAGCTGGGCCGCCTCGGGCACCTGGGCCGCGCCCTGGTCTGTCAGGCCTCCAGCCGTGGCAATCTCGTCGGCGGCTTCAGCCAGGCCGCCGGGCTCATATGCGTTGGCGATGCGCTCAGCGGTATCGGTCGCCACATTCATCGTGGACACGTTCTTGTGGATGGAATCGGCCAGCTTGAGCTTGGTGTCGGCATCGAGCTTGTCGATTTCCTTGTGCAGCTTGGCCAGCATGGCCTCGGCCGTCTCGTCCTGGATCTGTTGCTGCTTCTGCTGCGCTTGAGCGGCGGCCAGCTGGGCCTGCTCTTCCTCGGGTGTCATCGGCTTGGATGGATCGCGCTGGCCATTGATCTTCCGGATGCGAGCGATCCATTCGTCTTTGTCCTTGATGTCGACCGACTGCACCACCAGGTCCAGCACGTTCATTACCACCTGAGGCGCAAAGGTTGCGATCTTGCCCAGCAGGTCGAAAATCTGCTCCATGGCGGCCTGGGCCAGGCTGCTGCGGTAGTCCTGGGTGTCAACCACAAAATCAGCCTCGCGCGCTGTCACATCGTTGAGAATGCGGCCGGTAGCAGGGTCGAATTTGTTGATCTCCAGCCATTCGATCGGGCGGCTTTCACCGGTAATCCGGATGACCTTTTCAGCGGTATAGAACTGCTCGATGTGGCTCAGGCGCAGGCGGCCGGCCTGCTTGATGGCCAGCAGCAGGTTGTCGAAAAGCTCCGAAGTGGTCAGCGAGCCCTGGTCCTGCTTTGCCAAGATGGCACGGCCACTGCTGGCATTGGTGTCCCGGCCCAGGTTTTCATTGGTGACGCCGCCCACATCCCGCAGCATCTGCGAGTTGCGGTCGGCCATCATCAGGTTTGAAGCCAGATCGGTCTGGTTCTGATCGAATACCAGCTGCTTGTCCTTGCGCTTGACGATGACGCCATTGGGCAGGGCTGCTTCCCGGCGCACATCCTCGATGTCGTCTACAGCGCCCTCATCCATGATGATGCGGTTATTGGACAGTGCCCATTGCGCCTTGCTGTGGCGCTTGTTCAGGTCGTCCTGAATGTCGCGCATGCCGCGCCAGACACCATAGGGCGAGCCATCGCGTGCCCGGCGGTAGCCCCACACCGGGATAAGCGTGAATCGCTGGTGCCGGAACGGGCTGGACAGGTCCAGGCACGGAGCCGCGCGGGTGGCGAGCATGAGGCGCATGCGCATCTTGACCGTCTCATACACGTTGGCCTTGTCCACCATCTCCTTATGGCGTGGGTCGATAGAGGCGTTGACCACCTGGCCAGCAAACTCGCCGTCGGCGAAGACCTTGACGGTCTCAGGCACCTTATAGGCCACCTCGATCAGCTCCACGGACTGGCGTGGCGCATTCAGCCGGAACGACTCGCTCACACCTGGGAAGATGCTGTGCTCCATCCCGTAGTCGCGGCCCCACTCCGTTTCAGTGGAGTTGGTCAGGCGCTCGCCCATGTACCAAGGCTCGTCCTGGGTATCGTCCAGGTTCTGGCCAGCCATGGCGATCAGGTGCTTGCGGCTGTTGGGCAGCAGCGCGCAGGCGTAGTCCAGATCCAGCACGCGCCGGCGGAACTGATAGCGGGCATCGGTGTTGTAGTCGACATTGCGGCTGTGGCTGTCGCGCAGCACGTTGCGCCAGTCCTCGGAGCCCGAGTAGATGATTTCCTGCTCTGGATCCGGGTTCAGGTTCTCCTCGATCCAGCTCAGCCCCCCTATGGCCGCCTGCTTGAAGGCGCGGGAGCGGTGCCAAACGGTCAGATTCACGTCATCGGTGTATTTGATGAGCTTGGTCTTGACCTCGGCCATGGCCTCGTCGTTCTGCTCACGCGGAAGCACCTTGTAGTCCTTGCGCATCCGCTTCTCGGTGCCCGCGATCCACTCCAGCGACTGACGGCCCTGGTTGTAGACCAGTGGCGCCTGGCCGCGCTCCAGCAACACCTGGGCATCTTCGGCCCGCCATTGCAGGTGGTCGTGGTAGTCCTCATCGATGGACATCTGCTGCCGCTCGCCGGCCTGGCGCCGCGACTCATAGTCCATCAACTGCATCAGGCGCTGGTGGCGGCCGGCGGCCTGGGAGTGCTCGCCGGTGTCAGCCACTCCGCCTTCGGTGTCTTCCACCTCGGAGGCCTCCAGGTCCTTGATGACCTCGCGGCGCTTCTTGTCGTCTTCGTCGTTTACTTCAAACATCAGATGACCTCCGAATGCAGCTCTTGCCCGTGGGCCTTGACGGCCAGCTCCACGCCGATCAAGCGGCGCTTGGTGGCCAGCGCTTTAGGCTGGTCCGTGGGCATCATGATGAGATCCGGCAGGCCTTCCACGATGATGTCGATGATGCGGTGGATGGTCGACCGGTCGTGCGCGGTGTAACCCAGGGCCTCGGCCGCCTCAAAGGCCTTGCGCAGCAGGTGCTCGGTCGGCTTGCCTTCCGAGGTGACATACAGGTAGGCCAGGCGTTGGGGAATGCAGTAGGCACCGGTATCCATGCGGCGGTGGGCCGGGAACAGGCACATGCATGGCTCGGGCTCGCGCGGGGCAGACTCGTCGCCCAGCTTGTAGAGCTCGACCCACTGGTAGGAGCACACCACGTCGCGGATGGTGCGCTGCCGCCAGCAACGCTCGCCGCCGAGCTCAACAAACGGGGTGCCGGATGGGGAAAGGAGGCTGACGCTGCTCATGCGGTTGTCCTTGCAAAATTGCCCCAAGCAGCAGTGGCGGCCTGTGCATATGCCGCTTTCGCGGCGGAAATTTCGGCAAACACACCCAGGTAGCGATTCCGTCCATCCACCTTGATTTGCGCCTGCCATTTGCCAAGCTGTTTGTGCCAACACACCCCTTTGTGACCGGAGGTGTTGTTGGCGCTTGCGACTGTGTTCCCCAAGTTTTGGGACTGCGTGGCTAAGCGCAGATTCCTAGGCCGGTTGTTCGACTTGTTTAAGTCCTTGTGATCCAAGCGGCTCGACGGCCACATACCGTGATGAAGTGCCCAAACAACACGGTGCGCCAGGTGTTGCTTACTGTTGACGGTCAAAGTCAAGTACCCTTGGCCGTCCTGCGTTCCAGCCCGCGCACCTGCCTTAGCTTTTCCGCGCGTCACAAGCCAAAAAAGCTCGCCAGTCTCTTCATTCAAGCGCAGCAAGCCACGGAGTTCTGATATTGCGATGTCGTTTTTCACTAGGCGGTTCTCCAGGAGGTAGAGCGCGGCGGCTTGCTCGCGCGGGGTTTCACGCGGGCCAGATCCAGCCCGGTCTTTACGAGGTAGCGCGTGGCGTCCATAAGGTGGTCGTTGCTCTTCACGACTCGGCCCTGTTCGTCACGGCGGTAGATGCGGTATTCGTTGAACCAGTCCAGGCAGGACTTGAAGACCTTCAGGCGGCCGGTAGAGAGGCGCTCCCACACGTCGTAGATGCCGCTCTCGACCCCGTTGTCTGCTGGGTGGATGTCCAGGCCCAGGTCGGTGTAAACCACCATCAGCTGCTCGCCATCCTTCTGGCTCCGGCCACGGGCGGCCGGGTCGATGGCGCCCGGGATCCACTCGCCGCGCGCCTTGATGCCCGTCGCATGAATGGATGGCTCGGCCTGGCCACGATAGTGCTGCGAGAACAGGTAGACAATGTCGGCCTCGCGGTCGTATGCGCCCCAAATGGCCGCAGTGCGGTTCCAGCCCACGTCCAGCCCGTAGGCCCGTGGCCAAAAGTCCGGGATCTGGAAGTCATCCACCTTGATGTCGTCTTCGTCCACCGGGTAGATGGCACCGGCACCCAGGGCGGGCACGCCCTTGGTACGCGCCTGGCGTTGGTAAGGCTGCAGCTTGGACAGCAGCTTGGCCTTGGCCTGTTCGGACAGGTGGGGCACGTCATCCCAGCCGCATCGCACGATGAGACGGTCAGCAGCTGCTCGGCGCTTGAGGCCGTCCGGGTCTTCCTCCTCAGTGAAGGCTTCCACGGGCTTGATGAGGTCCTGCACCAGGGGTGTGAGGCCGTTGAGCGGGGTGAAGGTCAGGATGCTGATGCCGTCGCGGGTCATCAGGCGCACCAGGCCTTCTTCGTACACGTCGGCCGGGCACTCTTCGTCAGCCCAGAAGCCGTCCAGCTCGAAGCCCTGGAAGATTTCCCGGCCCTGCACGTAGCTGCGCAGCCAAAGCTCAGACTCGCCGCCGGACTTGTGGCGCACGATGATCTTTTCCACCGCGCCCTTGACGTGGGAGCGCGGCACCACGCCCACGATTGCATCCCCAGGAATGAGGCCGGTGCCGTATTTCTCGGGCTTGTCCGTGGTCGATCCGAGCATCTTGAGCTGGATGATGTCCCGGGTGGTTTCGTGCGTGTCGCCGCTGGCCAGCCAGCGACAGGCCTTGTCAAAGCGGTGGCCTTCCCACCAATCCGGATACTCGCCAGTGAGGTGGTAGGCAATCTCGGTGCCGGCCGCCACGGTCTTGCCCACCCGGTTGCCCGCCATGAAAACGCGCTCAGAGGCTCGGGCAATCTCAGTCAGCTCGCCAGGTGGCGTGCCTGGTGCGCGCGACTGGAAGAACTCTTGGTGCTTTGGATACAGCTCGCGGCGCAAAGGCCCCTCGTCGGGGAACATGGTTTGCAGCAGCCGTGTGTTCTGGCGGCGCTCCAGCTCCAGCACCAAGCCCTCCAGCTCCAGGCGCTGCTGCGCAGAGAGTGCGGCCAGGTCAAACTGATCGCCCGCGCTCACTGGTCGCCCTCCGCCTTGGGCACGATGCCAGGTAGGTTCACGCCAAAGCGCTGCAGGCGCTCCAGCAGCTGGTCATCGCTCAGCTTGGTGGGGGTGCCAATCTCTCCGGATAGCTCTAGTTTGTCGCCGTAGACGCGGGGCTTGAGCTTGGATGCTACCCACTTGCGGGCATCGACACGCAGCTTGTTGCGGGCCACGGCCACAGCATCAAACACCACCTCTGTCTCGCCCTCCCCGTCATCAGCGCTGCCATGCTTGCTAGCTTTGACGGTGGTGCATTCCTCGTCAGCGATTTCCACAATCTCGTCGGCCAGCAGGTCAGCACGCTCTTGCCTCGCGCGCGCGTACATCTCGGAGCGTGACGAGTCGGCGTGGATAAATTCCAGCATCCCCGTGTACGAAAAGCCATGCAGCTTGCAAAAGCCGTTCAGGTGTCCGCCTGCGCAGACATAGGCCATGAACTCATCGAGCGCACCTGCACGGGCGAACCACTCCCTCTGGAGTGCTGCCTTCGTCTTTGGCTTGGTGGTGGATTTGCGAGCGGGCTTCTTTACCTTGGCCGTTGCAGCCTTGCCCGCGCTCTGTGTGGTGGTCACGTCTAGCGCCTGCGCTTCGTGCGCGTTGTTGATAACGGCGTTAGACCATCAGGACTTTTAGGATTGTCAAGACAATTTCGGGCTACAGACGTACAAGAGTGGCTGTTTTCTGCGGCGATAATTTCTTATGACAAAAGAAACGCTTGCTCACTTCCTTCTTCAATCGCTTCCTTTTTTTGAAAGAATGCGGGAATCGGGGTTGCCTTTTATGAGTAGATTCCCGCTTTCTAGCTGTGAACCGTCGAGTGCAATTGTTGCTGTAGCACTAGCAAAACGTTTTCCCGAATCCGAAATAGTTGTAGTCAAGGCTTACTCAAGTAACGGTGTTAGTGGTCATTTTTGGGTAGAAATTGACGGATTCGTGGTAGATGCTACTGCCCACCAGTTCGACGGCTTTTCTGGACCAATCGTCCAAAAAATGCCAAGCCCTCTCGAAAGCACATTCCCTTTCATGCATAGGATGTCTATCGAAGCAGCAATGCTCGGTATGTCGGAAATCGATTACTCCCCAGGGCTAGTCAAAATGCTGGGGTCGGAACTGCTGGAAGAAGTAGAGAGCCGTACACGGGTTGCTGGATAGCTTTCACTTCCATTCCAGGCCTTGGACTCTGGGCATGGCCTGCGTTCGGGTGGATGCATGCCGTGCAACTCCCCCCACCGGGCCCGGAACTCCGCCCAGGGCAATACGTGAGACTCCCCCCAGGCTTTCACCTGCGCCTCCCAGTGGCGCCGCGCCATCGTCTTGTTCGACCTGGCAGCGGTCAGTATGCGTTCAATCATAGGTAGGCAATCCCTCCGGCCATAGGCCCATCATTTGAATCTTGCGGCGTGTATCCGCCCCCCAGGCCTCGGCCACCAGGGCAGCAGCTGCTTTGGGGTAAAGCTCGTACTGGTCGAACTTCGGATGGCAGCCCTTCACGCCCGGCCGGTCGCAGCACAGTGCAAAGCAGGTGCGGTCGTCGGTCTTCAGGCCTGCGCCCTTGCCGTGGTTGGCGTGGGCGGCCTGGCTGTACCCCACGATGCCGCACGCGCAGCATGGCAGGCTTGCCACGGCACGGCGGTAGTCCTCATTGCGCAGATGCTCGCCCTTTTTGATCGGTGGCACCGTGGCGCCGACCGCGCTCGCATAGTTTGGGGCGCTGGCCAGAGGCTGGTGCACGGTCTTAGGCGCGGGGGCCCAGGCGGTTTGCCGGAATCCTCCGCGCTTCATAGCTCACCTTTCACCAGGCGCCGGGCATACCCCAGCTTCTGCATCACCACCATCACATTGCTCTTGTAGTTGTGGGCCAGAGTGCTTGCACCTGCGCCGCGCTTGTGGTCCAGGTACATGTTCATGATCCGCATTGGGGTCCAGTGGGAAAAGGTGCCCTTGGCCTGCCGGTGCAGGTAGTACTTGTAGACCTGCTTGGCCCATGGGATGCTGATCTGGTACTCCTCGGCGATCTGGGCCCAGGTCATGCGCCGCTCCACGCAGCCGGCCAGCTCGTAAAGCTGCGCGTCTGTCCATTCCTTCATCCGGCTCATTCCCCAAAGCTCCTCAGAACGGCTTCGATCATCTCGATGCGCTGCGCGGTCCCCAGGTGCTTCCACAGCGTTGCGCCGGCGTGCTCGCTGCGCAGGAAATTGACGGCATCCGCGTGGAACTGCTCCATGTCACCCTGCTCCAGGTTTGCGTAGCTGATGGAGCGCGGCACCGGAATCACGCCACCCTTGGGCCCGGGATACCAGTCGACAAAGCTTGCGCCCACCTTCAACCAGGTGCGGAAGCTCTCGAAGTCCTCGAAGCGATCCTGCGTCTCGAATACCGCCTGCTCCATGGCCATGTGCTTGCGGTGATACCAACCCAGGCGCGGCTGTACGGTCTTGATTTCGACCATTTCACCCGGCTCCAGGCGCATCAGCCGATTCCACAGGCGCCGCCACTGGCTGCGGCCACGCTCGCCCAGACCGTCCACGATGCCGAAGATGACGCGGCGCGCCACTGCGGCGTCCTGCTCGCTGATCTGCACAGCTTCCTGACGAACAATCGTGATTTCAGGCATGTTGCACCTCCACTTTCACCATCCCACCGATCTCCCCGGCACGTTCAATGCCCAGGCTCCAATGCTTGTCATCCACCCCCAGCACGTCGGCCAGGCCGTCGAGGCCTGACTTCATGCGCGCCAGGGCGTTGTCCAGGTCGAAGGCGCGGCGCGTGGGCGGGTAGAACGTGAGGTGCACATGCAGCTTGGTGGCAGCCAGGCGGTGAACGCCTTGCACCTGCGCCTGCAGGGCGCACGCAGCGCGGTAGGCCTTCTTGGCCTTGGCCAGACGCGACCAGTGAACCCGCGCATTCGGGCTCAGATCCTTAGGCGGCCATGGCAGCGTCACCTGAGCGATCACCACATCGGCTCCAGCTCCGCCGGCGGCGGCCGGAACCCCTTGGCCTTCAGCTCGGCCCGCACCGCCTCCCGCATCCCCGCCCAGGCCCCGGCCGCTTGCGCGTCGTTCTCCAGCTGGGCGGCCTGCTCCCTGCTGTAGTGCCACCACCCCGGCGTCATGGCCAGCGTCACCAGCCAGTCCCTGGCCTTCTGAAATTCGTTGCATCCCTGTCCCCTCATGCGGCTTTGCGCTCGATCAATTGCGTAAAAATTCCGTTTGCTGCGTATTCGCGGCGGTTGCGTCCTGAGCGGATCCCTTGCACCGCAGCCTTGCTGATGCCGAAGCGCTCCGCTGCTTGCCTATTGGTGCCCTCAAAGGCCCTGAGCTGCCTCACCACGTCGTCCGAAATGTGGGACCGCTGCTTTCGGCCAATGGCCTGGCGCATCCGTGTCACCCAGGTCAGCTTCTTGCCCTTCTGCGACTGGCCGCGCTTGGTCTTCGCTATGTGGTCGAAGGCCACGCACGCTGGGTCGCCGCAACGCGGCAGCAACACATCCGAGGTAGTCAGCTGCTTACCGGTGGTGGCTTCCCAAACCCGGCGGCGCACGGATGTCTTGGGTTTTCCCCCGGGTATGTAGGTGAGCGGACCCTGGCGGCCATTCGTTGAGCCGGCCCAGACGTGGCAGCCCGTTTCCCGGTCGACGCGGCATTTGCCGAGGATGTAGGCCAGCAGTTCGGCGGGCGACATCTGCCAGTCCGGCAACGCATAGCCGATCCACTCGCCGACCTTGAGCCGTTTTATGCAGCCCTCTGCCTCCAGTTCCTTGAGCGCTGGCCCAATGCTCTTGCGCCAAGAGCGGCTCAGGGGGTCACCAAGGGTTTGGGCCAGCACCAGGCCCGCCTGCACCCGTTGCAGGATTTCAGCTTTGGTCATGGCCGACCTCCTTCTGATCCAGCATCAGGCACTTTCCCCCGCGTGCAAATCGCAGGTTGCCGATGCGGTTGCGCTCCAGGAATCCCTTGCGCTCAAGGGCATCGACGTGGCACTGCGCCGCATTTGGCGAGCGAAAGCCAAAGTGCCGGGCAATCTCGGCCTTGGGTGGCAGCTGGTCGTTTTCCGCATGGAACGCGAGCATGAAGTTCAGTACATCCATCTGGCGGGGTGGGAGCAATGTCATGCCTGCAGCTCCTGGCCGGTGGCGTTGGCCAGCAGGTGCATGGCATGCGCTGGCAGCGAAGAGATCAGGGTCTTGCCGCCGGCATTGCCGTTCTGCAGCACTGCGATGGCCTTCTCGCGCGCGCCCACCAGGGCGGGGCGTGGGAGCTTCAGCCCATGGCTGAGGTACTCATGGTCCGGAGAACGGTCGCCCGGCAGACGGCGCATGTACTCAAACTGGCCGCGTTCGGTGTATGCGCGGTGCGCCTCCTGAAAGCGGTGCTGCAGATAGGACAGCTCGGCAGTCTCGGTGCGGCACACCTTTGGCCAGCCGCCCAGGTCTTCGATGGCAGCATGGATAGCTGGGTCATCGAAGACCACATCGGTGTATGCGCCGACCGAAGACATCGCGCCCAGCACCTTCCCCCAGGCCAGCGCGGCGCGATCTGTCGTGGTGCCCTGCAGGACCTTGATGATGTCCGCCACCCGAGGTGCGAATCGGCCGCGATCTGGATCCGTCGCGTGCCGGCGCAGCGACGAACTGATCTGCTCCATCTCGAAGGAATGCAGCGCTTCCCACCAGACGGTGAGCATGAACTCGCTGCAGTCCTTACCGTAGTAGGCCATCACGTCGGTAAGGAGGTCGCGGAAGCCCTCCAGTTCGGATTCACGCATTTGCAGCACCTCCCATAGACCGGCCACCGCGCATCTTTTCGACCCAAGACTGGCCGACAGCGCGGTTACGTGCCTCCAGTTCCTCCTGCTTGTTCACGGATCTGGAATGGCCAGAGGCGTTGCCCCGGAACGCTGGCTTTGGACCATCGCTGCGGCGGATCCAGTTCCGCCAAGTCGCGGCCCAATCCAGCTTTTTGGCGTTGGCTCCAGCTTTGGCCCGCCAGTGGTCAGCGAAGCAATCAGCCTCTCGGCGCACGTCTTCAGGCGTCATGTCGGGCCGTTCCCGCAGTGCCCAATCACCCCAGGCCTTCAGCAGGGTCCAGTCGTCAGGCAGGCGGGTAGCGGTAGCAGGTGCGGGCTTGGGCTTTTTTGCCAGAGCCGCAGGCGCAGGGTCAGGGTCAGCGGTAGCGGGACCACCACCAACATCTGCTAGTTCTTTAACTACTTCTTCTTTATCTTTATCTATATCTGTATCTATATCTGTACGCGTGACATCGTGACCTGTCACGCGTGACTTATCCGTGACGCCATCGGACCCCGCATCAGCCTTAGCTTTGGCCCGTTGTCGGCGCTTGCGCTCTGCGGCCGTGGGGTCCGTGTCGCTGCGCATCTGGCGGGCGTTCCAATTCAGCGGCTGCAGCGTCTCGCGCTCAACCAAACCGACCTCGGCCAGGCGGCGCGCCACCTCTTCGAGCGTGCGGGTGTCGATTCCCATCTTTACGGCTACCTTGCGCAGCAGCAGCGGACCGGCATCGTCCAGCACGCCCTGCCCCTTCAGGCACAACAGCGCGATGAAGTGCCAGCGGTCCTCAAAGGCCAGCAGGCGCAGCTTTTCGTCATCGATCATTTCCGTGTAAGCACGGAACCAGGGCAAGGGCGCGCTCATGCATTCCCCTTGAACTGCGCCGACACCCATACGATCGCATTGCGGCCGCCCAGAGTCTTGCGGCGCTGGCCGCTGTCCACCACCAGCTTTTCTTCCACCAGCTTCACGCGGCGCGGGCGCTGGGTGTTGGGATCGAGCAGCAGCTGCCGGGCGCACTCTTCGTCGGTCATGCCGTGCACGCCGGCCTTCTGGATGGCGTCCAGCACCTTGGCCTTGAAGGTATGCGCGACATCAGCGATGGCCTCGGCCGCTGAGCGGGAGGTGTCGCTGTGTTTCTGGAAAGGTGTCTCGATCATTCGGAATTGCCTCCGAATGCTTCCGAGAGCGCCGGATTGTTCCGCGACACGCGATACAGGAGACTGGCGGCATGCAAACGCTTCTTAGCCCAGTCACCCAGGATTTCCTCCACCATGCGGATTCGGTCCTTGCCAACGGCCATGCTCTCTGCGTCAATAACGCTGATGATGTCGGCCGTAATTTCGCCACGGAGTTCAACCTTGTCGCCCCGCGCCTTCGTTCCTTGCGTGCGGCTGAACGCCGGGAGTTCGTCGTTGTCTGTCATAGCGTGATCCTTGTGGACAGCGCAGGCGTAGCCCGGCCTGCGTATCGGTTTGAATTTGTTAGTGAGAACGTGTCCGTAAGCAGCGCTGCCCGTAGAGCGCTCTCACGGCGTATGCGCCGTCAAAGCGGCGCAACAGGGGAAAAAATGGGCCCCGGTTCTGAAGCTCCGTGCACTGTTCGTTGATGTCGCCTCTAGGCTTCAACTGTTTCATCGTGGTTGGCGAGTTCGGGCCAGAAGCGAGGCCAGTCACTGGGCTTCAAATCCTTCCGCGTCACCACGCCAGAGGTTGCAGCTTCAATGGCTACACAGCGTCCGATGGGAACGGGACGTTCACCGGACACCCAACGCGACACGTCGGGGGTAGGTGCGCCGATCTGTTTTGCAAGGGCGGTAATTGCGCCCCGGCCCTGGGCGTTGATGTATTCGGATAGGGTCATTTACGAATTATTAGCCTCAGGCTAACCAAAGTCAATAGCCCTGCGCTCATTGCCAATGTTAGCTTCGCGCTAAATACTCACGCCATGCAACCGATAGACGTAACTCGACGTGAAAAACTGGGCCTGCTCATCAAGGAAGCAGGGAGTCAAGCAGCTCTTTCCGAGACCATTGGGAAAGCGCCGGCTCAGATCAGCCAGTGGCTTAACGCTTCACTTAACTCCAAGACAGGCAAACCGCGTGTGATGAGCAATGCGATTGCCCGAGAGATCGAAGCCAAAGCAGGCAAGCCTGAAGGCTGGATGGATGCTCCTGCTGAATCCAGCGAGCTATCCACTCCAGGCGGCTCAAATGTGGAGTTCCGGCTCCCCAAAGGATCTCGATTGATCCCACATATTTCGTATGTTCAAGCGGGAGTTTGGACAGAAATCTCCAACAGTTTTCAGCATTCAGATGCGCACGACTGGCTCCTCTCCAGCGATGCTCACTCTGGAGAGACGTTTGTTCTTACGGTGCGAGGCAATTCGATGGAGCCAGACTTTCGTGAAGGAGATCTCATCATCATCGATCCTTCCGTCCAGCCAAGACCTGGATCATTCGTCGTCGCAAAGAATGGCCGAGAGGAAGCCACGTTTAAAAAATATCGTCATCGAGCTGTAGATGTTTTGGGCAATGACATCTTTGAGCTCGTCCCTCTAAATGACGACTATCCGACAATGCGCTCTGATGAGCAGAGCATTGAAATCATTGGAACAATGGTCGAGCATCGTCGGGCCTACAGATAGCTACCTACCGACATCTGCAAAGGAGTTCACTGGCTCTGTGTCTATTTGGCAACATGCACAGATCACGTCAAAACAAAAAAACCAGGGCGAAGTACTGTACAAAAACACAGTTCAAATTTACACTTTGTACTGTGTTTTTAAACAGTGCTGAGGTGCCCTATGAACGCAGTCATTGAAGTCCGATTGGAAGATTGCCCTGCAGATCTTGATCCAGCGCTAAAGCAAAAAGCTGAAGACCGTTTCAGCAAAGAGTTGCGCCGTTGCTTCCCGTCCGAGCAAGCGTTGAAGCAAGCGTTCAAGCTTTTCATGGATGCATCGGAGGGCGGCCACATCTCCAAGTCCGACGAAAAGATAGCTATCACCTGGAAGAACGCATTCGACAAGGCCCGGCAGGCTGGCTTCAGGGACATCGCTGTGGAAGAGGCCTACTTCGACGTACGAATGTCTTAGCCTGTTCGGCGAGGAAGTCGGCCAGCGCCAAGTCTCCCTCGCCTCTCACGAACATCGCCCGTCAGGGCTTTTTTTTCGTCTCCAAAAGCTCAAACGGAGAAATTTTTCAAAAATTAGCCTGTGGCTATTGACGCCAATATTAGCCCTAGGCTAAGATGCATCCCAACGAAGCTAATCAGCGGCGTAGGGGGCCAGGATCACCACCCCCGAAGACCCCGGGGGGATCGCCCGGGCTTCCAAGAGACGGGCAAGAACCTGCAGGGGGGCGAAAGGATCACGCAGCTAAGGCTAGTAGGCTGGTGAGAAACCAGATAGGACCGTGGATACGGGGAAACAAACGAACGAGATGGCAGCTGCGGCACCGGTCCCTGGGTGTGTACGGGGTGAGGCAAACAGGGTTGCCAAGAAAAGTAAATCCCAGCGTGAGAACGCACTGCCCTTAGCGATAGGGGCAAATCAAAAGCATCGGATGCCGGTGCTTCTGATTTTGTTCAAGTAATACTCTGTTACGATCAAACAAGATCCTCCAGTTTGAAACCAAACCCTCCCGCCTGTGACCCCACAGGCGCTTAGCCACCTTCACAGGTGGCTTTTTTTGTCCACGAAGCGCTGTTTCGGAACATTCAGCGCCTTTGCCCGCCCAGTGCGGGCTTTTTTATTTGGGGCTTCCTATGACCTATGCACTCACTCGCGCCCAGGCCGGCTATGACGGCATGCTGCCCGACGATCCGCCGGCCGATCCAGAGCGCGCCCGGCTCGAAGAGCAAAACGCCCAACTGCTGGAGCTGATCAAAAGCTACCAGGAGATCGGCATGGAAGCGGCGGAAAAGCTGGATCGAATCTCGCCGGCAGGCGGCCACCGCGTTCATCGTGTGCTGGGCGAACTCAAGGAAGAGCTTGCATGCGTCATCCACTGAACCGCCCCACCCCGCGAACGATGGAAGAAGCATGGGGCCGGGGCGCCGCGTACTTTGACCCGTTTGAAAGCTACACCAGGCCGCTGCACAAGCGGCCTTTCTTTTGGCTGGGCCTGGCCGCCGCGCTGGTCCTGTTCGCATTTATCTGGAGCCGCTATGCGTAAAAACGCAATCCACACAGCTTGGATGCTGGCCGCCCTGCTGGCGGTGATCTTCTTTTACGACCCTGGTACCGACCTGGCCGTCGAGCAGGCCACGGCCGCCGATGTGCAGGACGCCATGCACGCCGCCCAGCAGGTGGCACTGAGCACCAAGAAAGGAACCGACCAATGAAGCTCCCCCTCTGGGTCCTGCTCTACATCGCGCTGAACGTTACCGCCATCGCGGCCGTAAACATCATCGCCAAGACCAACATCGCATTCCTGTAACGCCATGAACGAAGTCACCACCCGCCCCCCAGCACCTGCCCTCCCCATGCAGCAGGACAACACCGAAGCCGCGAAGCTGACCCGGGCCATCATCGCCGCGGCTAAGAATCCAGAAATCCCGATGGACAAGATGGAGCGCCTGCTGGACCTGCATGAGCGCATCACGGCCAAGGAGGCCGAGCAGCAATTCAACATGGCCATGGTGAGCGCGCAGGCGCAGATGGTCCGGATCGCTGCGGACGCGGTAAACCCGCAGACACGCAGCCGGTACGCCAGTTATGGGCAGCTGGATCGCCATCTGCGTCCCTTGTACACCTCCTCCGGCTTCTCACTGAGCTTTGACGAGGGCGAAGGCGCACCGGAAGGCTGTGTGCGCGTGCTCTGCTACGTCGCCCACATCGGCGGCCACACCCGCACCTACCACTGCGACATGCCCGCCGACGGCAAGGGCCCCAAGGGCGGCGATGTGATGAACCGCACGCATGCCGTTGGCTCGGGCAAGAGCTTCGGCAAGCGCTACCTGCTCAAGGACATCTTCAACGTGGCCGTGGGCGAAGACGACGACGACGGCAACGCCGCCAGCCCGCCGGGCACCGCCCCGGCCAAGCCCGTGTCTGAATTCACGCAGGGCTGGATCGACTACGCGCTCAGCGTCAAGGGAACGCCAGAGTTCCAGGCCGCGTGCAAGCAAGCGCGCGCCGAAATCAGCAAGGCCCGCGACATCCAGGGCCTCAAGGACTTCAACGCAGCAATGGGGGTTTCCAATGCATAACACTCTCTTCCGGTGCCACAGCCTGGGCCGCATCATGACCGAGCCCAAGACCAAGGCCGAGGGCATCCTGTCGGTGGGAGCTAAGACCTACATCCGCAGCCTGGCCCAGCAGGAAATCTTCGGCATCGACTTCGAGTTTTCCAGCAAGGAAACCCAGAAGGGCATCGAGGTCGAGCAGGAATGCATCGAGCTGCTCAACCGCGTGCGCGGCCTGGCCTTGGTGAAGAACACCGAGCGCCGCACCAACAAATGGCTTAGCGGCGAGTGCGATCTGTTCGACGCGGCCCCCCGGCGCGGCCACGACATCAAAGCATCCTGGTCGGCCAAGACCTTCCCCGGCTGGCTCAAGGACTGCATGGACCCCATCTACGAGTGGCAGATGCGCGCGTACATGATGCTTTGGGATGCTGACGAGTGGCAGGTCGACTACTGCCTGGTCAACACCCCAGACAAGCTGATCGGCTATGAGCCCCCAACGATGCACATCGTGGACCACATCGCCGAGCATCACCGTATCACCAGCTGGACCATCAAGCGCGACTTGGACAAGGAAGCGCTGATCCAGCAGCGCCTGGAAGCCGCACAGGAATATTTCCGCCAAGCGCTGACCGAGTTCGACCAGACCCACTCCCACCACACGGACATGGCCGCTGCCTACCCGCAGGCCCAGGCCGCCGTCGCCCAGGCCATGGGCAACGCCGTGATCGCAGACCCATTTGCAGCTTGAGGACGCCATGAGCAACGAATTGACCACCACCGCCCTGGGCACCCCCAGCATCAACGACGCCGCCCTGGCGCTGTTCACGCCCTTGGAGGCCGATATGACGGCGCTGGCCGCCAAGTACCACAACGTGGCCTACGACATGACCACCACCAAGGGCGCAAAGGCTGCGCGCGATGCGCGTCTGGAGCTGCGCGAGTCTGGCCGCTTTGCCATCCAGCGCCTGCGCGACCAGACCAAGGGGCAACTGAACGACTGCAAGACGGTGATCGAGACGGAGGCTACCCGCCTGATCGCCATCGTGGAGCCCGCAGAGGTTGCGATCGACAAGCAGATCAAGGCCCATGAGCAGAAGCTGGCCGACGAGAAAGCCGCCAAGGAAAAGGCCGAGGCCGAGCGTGTGCAGAAGCACACCGAGGCCATCGCCACCATTGCCGGCTACTCGGACAAGGCGCGCGGCCTGCCGGTGGAGCGCATCGAGGCGGGCATCGCTTACGTGCGCGGCATCGACGTGAGCGCGGCAGTGTTCGAGGAATTCGCCGACCGCGCCGCCGCCGAGAAGGCGGCAACCATCGGCCGCCTGGAGCAGATGGCCGCAGACCGCCGCTCTGCTGACGCAGCCGAAGCCCAGCGGCAGGAAAACGAGCGGGTGGCGGCAGAGCTGGCCGCGCAGCAGCGCAAACTGGACGAGCAGGCCGCCGAGCTGGCCCGCCAGCGTCAGGCCCTGGCGCCCGCGCCGCAAGCGGCACCAGTTGCAGAACCTGTGGCAGAACCTGTTGCGGCACCTGCAGCGGCACCAGCTCCGGCGCCCGGCGCTGCTGCGCGGCCAGCACCCGCCGCCATGCCGCAACCTGCCGCGCGTGCCGCCGCCGGCGCCGCACCGGCCACCGAGGTGGATACAGATGCGAGCGTGTCGCTGGGCCAGATCAAGACCTTGATCGCGCCGCTGAGCATCGACGCCGCCGGCCTGGAGCAGCTGGGCTTTCCGCCTGTGGCCACCGACAAGTCAAAGCGCCTGTATCGCGCCTGCGATCTGCCGGCCATCCGCGATGCCATGGTCCAACACCTGCTGCAGGTCGACCTGGGGGCGAAGCATGCAGACGCATGACTTTTTCACTCGCATCATCAGCACGAACTGCGTAGGCCCGAACATAGCGACGCAGGTTACGCCGGCGGCACCATCGAAAGCTATGCGTGCGCAGCGTGCGGAGAAGAGCATACCGACCAAGAGGACGCAAAAAGCTGCTGCCCACCGACAGTCATTTTCAAATGCAGGGTGTGTCGCTCTCGCTATGAGGACGATGACGATGCGGAAGACTGCTGCCCAGGCGTTGCCAACGGACAAGCACTGCAGTGCCCTGTCTGCCTCAAGCGCGCCGATTCATTCCTGGTGGCAGCTGATTGCTGCCTGCACACCCACCCCACCATGACGGCCTATGGCCGACAGCGCGTAGCTGAAGCCGTGTCCAAGGGGACCCCTTGGCCGGAAGCGGTGGCGGCCAACATCAACCACTGACACAACACCGACCCGCCCAGTGCGGGTCGTTTGCATTCTTGGAACACCCATGTTTAAAAATCTGATCATTTACCGCATTTCCGAAGCCTGGCAGCCCGACCTGGTGCAACTCGACCAGGCGCTGGCCAAGCAGCAATTTGAGGTGTGCGGCGCCACACAAGAGCAGTCCACGGGCTGGGTGCCGCCGCGCGGCGAAGAGCACGGCGCCATGGTCGAGTCTGTGGGCGGCCACTGGATAGTGCGCCTCATGAGCGAGAGCAAGATGCTGCCCGCCAGCGTGCTCAGCCGCAAGATCGATGAGAAGGCGGCCCACATCGAGGAAACCGAAGGCCGCAAGCCTGGCCGGAAGGAGCGCCAAGACCTGAAGGACGAGTGCAAGCTGGAGCTGCTGCCCATGGCCTTCACCAAGCAGGCGGGCACCTGGGTATGGATCGACCCTGCCGCGCGCCTGCTGGTGATCGATGCCAGCACGCAGGGCCGGGCCGACATCGTGGTGACCATGCTGGTGGAAGCCTCGCCCGGCTTTGCCGTCGCGCTGATCGACACCCATAACAGCCCCCAGGGTGCGATGGCCGCCTGGCTGCACAGCTACGACGCGCCCGCCGGCTTCAGCATCGACCAGGAGTGCGAGCTCAAGGGCACAGACGAATCCAAAGCGGTTGTGCGCTATGGTCGCCACCCCCTGGGCATTGACGAGGTCCGCGAACACATCGACCAAGGCAAGCTGCCCACCAAGCTGGCCTTGACCTGGGATGACCGAGTGAGCTTTGTGCTCACCGAAGGCATGCAGCTCAAAAAGGTGGAGCTGCTGGGCGTGGTGCTGGAAGACAAGCCCGACGAGAACGGCTTCGACGCTGATGTGGCCATCGCCACCGGCGAGCTGTCCAAGCTGATCCCTGATCTGATCGACGCGCTGGGCGGCGAAGGCCGTACCGAGCTGGGCGCAATGCCTCAGGCGAGTGCCCTGGCTCCCTCTGGCTCAGGCGACGGCTCTCAGGACCCGATTTACGAGCAAGCCGTAGAACTTGTCCGCGCTGAGAACAAGGGCAGCATTTCGATGGTGCAGCGCCTCCTCCGGATCGGCTACAACCGCGCCGCCAGCCTGCTGGAAGCCATGGAGCACCAGGGCATCGTCACCAAGATGGACAGCTCCGGCGCGCGAAAGGTCATCGGATGACCCAGCAAACCACCCCACCCAGCCCACCCAAGCGCTGCGGCAGCTGCGGCGCGCCCGTGGAACGAGAACCCGAACCAGGCGAAGGCCTGCCTTGTGGACACTGAGATATGAAGACAGACAGCAAAGTGAAAAGACCTCGCATTAACCGTCCATGGACGGCATCCGATATAGAAACTTTGCTGTTTCTTACTAATGAGAAGAAATCTCCCGACCATATTGCCACACAGCTGAACAGAACCAAACCGGCCATTTTTCAGCAAATTAAAAAGCTAGGGTTTAAAAATCAATATGTTCCATTAGAAAGCTGGACACAGCTTGAGGATGAAACACTCAGGCGCTTGTATGAAACACATACATATAGGCAAATCAGCGAAATACTTGAACGTAAGGAAACCGCCACCCGCAAAAGAGCGAAAATTATTGGACTCTCCAATAAACCCATTAAAGGGACTAATGAGCCGAGAAAGCCATGGAGTCAAAGCGATTTAGAAATACTAAACGTCATGACTAAAAGTGACTGCAGGCGATCAGACATCGCAGCGAAACTTGGTAGAAGTCTTTCCGCGATTTATGTTGCTCAAATCAAACATGGTTTGAGAACGCGTAGCGAAAATCGCGTGGGGCGCGGTTACCATGCCGCATTAGGGGCTGAGACAGTAGATAGTCACGGGATAAGGGTTAGAAAAGTTTCCAACACCGGCAAACAACGGATCGATTGGAAACGAGTCGATGTTATTGAGTGGGAATCCATGCATGGCCCAATACCAGATGGCCATTATTTGGTGGCGATAAATAAATCTTTGCCTCGCACTCTTGACAACCTCCTTCTAATCAAAAGGAACGAGCAATGGAAAATAATGAACGGATGGACCCTCCCCCCGGAAGTGCAGGAAATCATTCGACTCAAAGCAAAAATATCGAAAGTTTTGAATCAACAAAACAAATGCTCCTGAAGACGCTTCAATCCGTGAAGCAAGGGGAATTTCCAAAGAACAGAAAAAACGCCGTTATGACGAGTGTTTCCCTCGTTGTAAGCACCGCACGATTGGAAGCAGACGCAGTGCAGCAAAACCTAACCACTGACTTCTTTAAGAGGTGATCGTATGAACAACAACGTTCAGGGCTTGCGAGATATTCTTTTCGACCAGTTGCGAAACTTGGTAGATCCAACCAAAACAGTTGACCTGGCACAAGCCGGCATGGTTAATGAGACGGCGCAAACCATCATCAACAGCGCAAAGGTTGAGGTGGAAGCTGCAAAGGTGCTGAAGGGCGCCCTCTCAATCCCATTCATTGAAAGCCAGGAGGGGTGCACAGAGCGTCCCTACCCTGAGCCCAAGCTAACATCGGCCCCCTCCAGCCCGCTTCCAGCTCCGGCAACCGCCGAAGACAAAGAGCAGGCAGCGCTCTCTAGCGGCCCCGGCCCTAACCATCCTTGGCGCGGCCTTGGTGCTCGCGTCCACCGCCTCCGGGGATAGCCATGTCCAGCCCCACCACTTTGACCCTCAACGGTCACCAGCTGCTCGATGCGCTGAATGCCATAGCACCAGAGCGCACAGAGAAGCAACTGAGCGACCGTGTGTGCCTGAGCCTCACGCCCACCGGCGCCGCACCAACGGAAGGCGTGGAAAGCATTCACTGCTGGCTGGCCGACTATCCGGAGAGCGGCAGCATCCTGCTGCACCAGGCCATCCCGGACGGCGGCAAGGCACCCTGCGACGTGGTGAGCATCGCCCTGCAGTTGATCGCTGCCGCGCGCTGGGTCGGCCAGCATGCACACGCCCGCAATCAGCCCGAGGCCCGCGCGCTGGCCAAGGCCATCCTGAAGCTCACCAGCCCGATCATTGAAGAGTACGCCGTCAACCGGGGGGGCCCGCCGGGCGACTCCGTTCTGGTCACAGTGCCCGCAGAAGCGGGCATTTTCTTTTCTGAGGCCGAAATCCTTGAAGTCATGGCCGCTGGCCCCTCGGGCGCGGTGCACCACAAGCGGCGCTCAGCAGACGAGATTGCCCAGGACACAGCCGACCAGGTCCACGACACCAACGCCCAGGACGCCCAGCGCCTGCGAGCGTTTGCAGAGGCGGCGCACTTCAACGACGAAACATTCCAGCGAGCCATGGGCGCATTCGGCGGCCGTGGCCAGCACTACGAGTCGGCGCTCGACCACCTGCGCGCCGTCCTCGATTCAGCAATAGAAGCAACCCGTGAACGGGAAGAAACATGACCAGCCAACATCCCATCCTCGCCCAGGTACAACCTAACAATGACCTGTCTGCTGCTGGTGCAGCAGCACTCGATGAGTATCTGACCACCTGCAGGACGAATGCAATCGTGCCCGATGTGGGCGGCGCATGGGCCAGCGCATTCCGCGCCGGCGCGGACTACGCCGCCCTGGCGGTGGCCACACAAGCGGGCCCAGCCACCTGGGACCTGATCGAACAGCTGGTGCAGCTGGAGTGCAGCAGAGAGCGGCTGCACATGGAGTACATGGGCAAGGCCATGCCGGCCGATGTGTACCTGCGCTTCCAGAAGCTGCGCGACGAGCGTATCCCGGCACTGCAGGCCCAGCTGCGCGGTGTACTGGCCGCAGCGTCGACAGTTTGCGATTCGGTGCACACCGCTGATTCCCGCAAACTGGCTTCTACCACAGCACCCAAGGCCCAGACCGCTGACGCGCTGGATGCGGAAACGATCAAGAAGGCGGCGCGGTACGAATGGCTGCGCGACATCAGCGTACCGCCGCACAACTTCTATCTCAGCGTGCCGGAAGAGTTCGGCGGCGTGAAATATGCACCGGCCGAAGTGGATGCGGAAATCGACGCAGCCATTGCCGCCATGGCTACAGCCCAGGAGAAACGATGATCGAACACGCAGTTTCCTTGGCGGCAGACCTGGGCGCTGCAGTCAGCACGGAAAGCACCGTTCCACTGGTGAAGTCATTCAATCGCGCGTACAGCGTAGGTGCGCGCGATGCGCTATCCAACCTGTGCCTCTGGGGGTTCTTCCACACTGATTGCATCTTCGAGTCTGCAGCCGCATTGGTGAGCCTCCACCACACCAAAGTCGGCGCATACCGTGCGATGAACCGGCATCAGTGGCTGGAATGGGACGAGATTCAGCGTGGTCAACGTCCCCAACGCGCGCCAGGCCTTGGCCGCGAGCGCGGGCGCAAGGCCTATGTTTATGAGGCATCGCACATTGGGCCATTGGAAGTACAACCATGACAAACAAAACAGAAGCGGCGATAGCCACGCTTGAAAACCTCGGCTATACCCATACGGGCGGGATGCTCTGGAAACCACCACTGGGGCAAGCTCCCGACTTCAACATGCTCGATAGTTTGCGCGCCCGCGCCGACTCTCTTGAGGATCAACTCATCGCACAAGCGAATCGCGCGGTGATAGCCGAGCAGCAAGTAACCGCCCTCACCCAGCGCCTGGACATGGCCAATCGGCTGAACACCGATGCGCGCGAGCAGCTGGCCCAGCTATCAGGACGGCAGGCTGTGCCCGAGCGGATGCCGATGAGCAATGAGGCCGCCCGAAAGCTGGTTTGGTCTGCAAGTACCTGGAGCCGCTCCGAGGGGGTCAGTGAGGATGACGTGCTTGAAGTCATCGCAGCAGTTGAGCGTGAACAGGGAATAGGCGCCACCAATGACAACCTCTGACCATCATCGCATAAGCCCTGAAGGCCGCATGCTGGGCGCCCAGCTGGTGCGCCTTGTGGAGCCCGTCATCAAGGCGCTTGAGGCCCAGGGCGAACCCGACGAGCGCTGCAAATCCTGCGCATTCCGCGCCGGCACCGTGCCCAACGGTTGCATGCAGACCATGGCCGATGCAGTCAAGGCCACCTTGGAGCAGACGCCATTTCTCTGCCATGTGGATCGGCTGGCGGACGGATCGCACAAAGCTTGCTCCGGCTGGCTGGCCGCCATTTGGGCCACCGGCGATAAGCCACCCAGGCAATGCCCATGGGAATTCTCACCGCCTGACGAGGCATCCCAACCAGAGCATGTTCCCGAACGGGAATAAATCGCCGAGTCAGGACGGCAAATACCCAACATCTACCTGATCGGGAACAATGAAACCCAAGCTCTCACCTGCCCAGCGCACCATGCTGCACAACGCCGTCAGCGGCCGGCCCCTGTTGCTCGGGCTGACCCGCAACAGCTTTAGCCACCGCACGCACAGCACAGTGCAGGCCCTGCACCGTGCCGGAATGCTGCAAGGCACCGACCACCAACCAACAGCCGCAGGGCTGGCCTACTTCAAGACCAACTAGGCCAAACCCAACCAAGCAAACGCCCGCTCATAGCGGGCGTTGTTATTTCCAGACAAAGTTATCACCATGACCACACCCACCGTCAACATCGTCGGCGCCTCGGAAATCCTGATGGTTCACCCTCAGACAGTGCGCGACCTCATCAATGCCGGCAAGCTGCCGGCCGCCAAAGTCGGCTCGGCCTATGTGCTGCTGACCAAGCATGTGCTGGACTATGCCGAAAAGGCCATCATGGCGCAGACTGCGGACCGGATCCGCACGCCACGCAAACCCCGCTCACCAAAGCGCATCGGCAAGGTCGGTGCCCCGCAAGTTGGCGTAGCGCATTAACATGCGCTGCGATTTATGCCCGGTGATCTTCATAATCTGCGTATCGTTGAGTTTCGTGCGCTCAAATAATCGGCTTGTGGCTTCATGCCGCAAGTCGTGGAATCGCAGGCCAGGGCATTGGGCCTGTTCAAAAATATCGGTAAATTCACTCGACAGCTTGTCAGACACCGCGTTCAAGCTGCTCTCCCTCCCATCCCACCACGGGAAAATTTGCGCACCAGGTGCAAGCGTTCCAACCTCATCGAGGTACGCTTGCAGCTCCCCTCGCGCCACACTAGACAACGGCACTTGACGCTTGCTGCCGTTCTTCGTCTTCTCCAAAAAAACCGTCTTCCTTCCCAAGTCCACCTGCTCGACAGTCAAGGTGAACATTTCTCTCAGCCGCATCGCGGTTTCAACAGCCAGGACAAACAGGCAGCGATAGGCGACCTTTGGCTTCAACGCAAAGGGTCTTTGCGCGCGGTCAAGAAAGCCCTTTTCGATCTTGGCCATCACCAACTCATATTCACCGCGCTCAAGCCGGCGGTCGCGCTCAATGTCTTCGCGCTTCACCCCGGCGATGGCACTATCTGCGCTGGTGTACTGGGCATAGCCATCCGGGAGCGAGCGCAACGCGTGGTCCGGCATGGTCAAAAATCCTTTGCGCATGCCCCAATCGGTGCACCTGGCCAAAGCGCCTACCTTTGCTCGGATGGTCGCCGGTGCCAACTTCTCAATGCGCTTCATTTCCGTAATCCAGGCATCTACCCATGCAGCGTTGATGTCCGTCAACGGCATTTGACCGTGTTTTTCCAGGATGGTGCCGAAGCAGCCTCGGTCCTTTGGTGATGGGTGCGCGTCTCGCTCGTACTCGCGCACAAGCTCGGCGATGTTCAATACCCGGTCCGAAGTCTGGTGCTCGGCCGGCACGATCCCACGGGACAGCAGTGCATCGAGGCGGGCCGCATGGATGTCGCCCTCCTCCTCCGTGTTGAACGTCAGATAGATCGGCTTATCCAGCACTCCCTTTTTCTTGAATGTGTACTGCCAAGTCCCGTTCGGAAACTGCTTCTTTCCTGCCAT